CTACCTGGTTAGTTCATCGTACTGTCTTTCGCAGACCCTTCCGGCTTCAGCTGCCCGGTCAGCGTATTCTGCCAGTTGCCGGTTTCGTTCGAGAGATTTTTCGAGCACGTCGGCAAGCAAAACTCCGGTGTCTGCGGCTGACGACCCAGCGCCGACAGTGGCGTTATACTGCCTGAGCTGCTCACGGATGGCAACGAGCTGCTGCTGCAGCCGGCCAGCGCGAGCGGCAGCATCAAGAGCATCATTGCGCGCCTGGTCGATCCTCTGCTGCGCCTCACGTTCATTGGTTGCTTTCTCCTGTTCGTCATGTTGACGGGCTTTATCATCTTCTGCTTTGCGGTCTGCCTTCGCCTTCGCATACCCGGCGTCGTACTGTCTGTCACCGTGAATATTCCAGGCTACAACGCCGCTGGCCACCAGAGCAGCAAGCATCGATACGATAAGCAATTGTTTCCAGTATGCTTTCACGAATGCCGTGATCATGATGCCAGCACCTTCTTGGCCGACAGGTAACGCACACGGCGATCGTCGATACCATTCTGGCCGCCATTGATGATCTGCGTGACGCGCATCAGGTCGTCGGTGTACTTAAGGCATCCATATTTCACGAAGTACCACGCCGCGCTCCGCGCTGCATACTCGTCCTGCGCCAGCAGCTCCGGCTGCTTAACCAGATCCACCTTCAGGGCAGCCCCGCAATCGCGGTAGTTGTTTAGTCCGGTGGTCTGGATGAGGCCGCGCCCGCGGTAAAACCAGCCGTCGGTCGGCCCGTTATTCCCCATGCGTTTGCTGTACACCAGATTGGCAATGGCCCGCTGCCTCTCCAGTGGCAACGATGGTTCACCCTGCCGGCGCCCGAGGGAATTAGCCTGGCCCTGCGTCAGTCGCCCGGCACGGACGAAACCAGCCAGCCCTGCCACGCTGTAATTGAAGCTCTCAACGAGCTGGGTAAAGCCAGTGCTTTCATGCCCGGCCTGGGCAATAAACATCGCCTGATCCAGCGGCTTGATGATGCCAAACTCTTTCATGGCCGCCACGATGTGCGGATGCCAGCGTGTGGCCAGCGCCAGGCTAACGCCGGCAGCTTTCTGAAACTCGTTAATGTCCATGTTGCGACCTCGATATCTTGAAGATTTGCACGACGTTGCCGCGCGTCTTCAGCACCGCGGCGAACATCACAGCATTGATAACGACCTCAGAAAGATCTGCGGTCATGGGGAAGTGGTACAGGTATGAGTACGCGGTGCGCAGCGGGATACTGGCCGCCGCCACGATGAGGAAATAGGCGATCCACCCACCCCAGCGGCGGTGGCGCGATCCGTTGCGCTGGAAGAACATCACCCTCAGCGCTATCCCGCCGCAGATGAGGGCATTAGCGATAAGCAGCAGATCATGGCCTGTCATCGTCTTTTCCTCCCGGGATTAAATCGCGCGGATTGTCAGAGCGGTGATACAGCCATATCCCGACCCGCACCGCGACAATTGCCGCAACGAACGCGCCGGCGGAGTAGACAATACCCCGCTCGAACGAGTCCTGTGTGATGGTGGGGATCATGCTGGCAACGCCGATAAGGATTGATGCTGTGGGTTTGTAGAAGAGAAGACCGCAAAGAAAGCTGAGCAGCGCCAGGAGAACACGGCGCTTGACCGGATACTCAACAGCAGAGGTAACAAAAATTACCGCCCCGGCCAGCGATCCCAGCGCCACTTCAGGAGGTACGCCGGCGATGACTGCTGCCAGCGCACCGTAGCTAAGCCCCTGATTTATCGTATCAGCGGTTAGCGATGCAGACATGATGACCACCGTTTACTATGCATGATGAACCTCCTTAGTTTGGTAAGTTCATCATACACAATAAACCGTTTATGGATAAATGGTGATTATCGGTAATTTAATCAATATATTGGCAAAAAAATATCATTATAAAATTTGCCATGTTATATTTGTTTTTCCTCCGTACCCATTGTTCATAAGGTAATCAATGATGTAATTATCTAGATCTGATTGATTCTCAAAAGAATCCCTTTCAATATTTATTGATAGCAGTTCAGGTAAAGAAACGGTGGAATCAGCATCATACCAAATATTAATTTTTATCATGGTTCACTCCTTAAGTGAAATTAATGATAAAGCTATCAACATCTATTACAGCCCCCTCGCGGCAGCGTATTGAAACCTCGCAATATTCTGCACTTTGAACAACTCTACCCTGGATAAACTGTCCAATAGATATCCAGCCAGAAACCGTATTAGGTATATTGGATGAGATGCCATCTATAATTTTTACTCCTGACCTGTCATAAAATGTAACAGTTAATCCCCCCGCTGATACGCCAGTTCCTGGGGTTACTACATTCACCAGAAGTGAACATGTGTAATAGTTGTGCTTAGTTACTTTAACGTTCTGAGTAAGGAAGCAACTTAACGAACCGATTGACGTCATTCTCGCACCAAAAGAGCCAGTCTTTTTATATGCAGCATCAACGACGCAAGTTTGACTTGCTGATCCTTGGTTGTTGAATGACCATGACGTCAGATCACCAGTAGCAAAACCGAAGTTCCTTGTAGGGTTTAGTGACTTATGGATCGGGATATTACCCGCGCCAGATCCGATATCTGCTATACAACCCTCCGCAATAACATAACCATCTCCCTCAACGAACGTTCTGAATCCCTCAGCACCATTCTGGAATGGATAGTTGTTCCCGGGAGATTTAACATGACTGTAGTCGATAAAAGCATTTGGTGTTACTTCAAATAAAGGTTGCAACTGTAGAGAAGGTTGATTGCAAACAAGTGTACATCCATTCATAACAAGACGAGCTGCAACACCGGTGACTTTGGCATAACGGTACCATGCTGTAGCTCCCGGGTTTTCGATGTTTGCAGCGGAATCAAGAATAATAAGAGCGCCAGCACCATTAATTTCTATGGGGCAGTTTAGAACCGATGTTCCTGGCATACCTATAGCAAAGTTAGCACAGTCCACAGCTAATAATGCTCGCTTTGTGTCATATATTTTACAGTTAACAAAACTCACGCTCTCCCCTGAATCAGCTAGGCCGGCTGGGAAATGCATTATATGAGTTCCCCCGGTCATTTCATTTGTAAATCCGCAATTTATAAATTTATAGCGCCATGTGCTGTTAGTAGCTAGAAGAACCTTGTCGCAAGTTTTAAAGCTGCAATCCTCAATATGGCAATCGCCGTTGTATGTACCATTGGCGGTATTATTTTTGTTGCCAATGATAATCAAAGACTGTCCGATTTCATTTATCGTCCCTTTAAATTCAACCCCTCTCATTTTATTTGAGTGAACTCTGTTTCCATCATTGTACGGAGCAGATGAATGAACCCAAACAGCACCGTCACCAGTAAAGCCTGTAGAATCAATGGTCGCACGACCAAAATTACAACCAAACGAGAAATATCCAAGGTCAATATCCAGCCCGACGGTACCGGTCAGCGTGTATGTTTTCCCCGCGATGAGTTCAATACGCCCGATACCGTTTGTCTTTGCATAGCTTAAGGCCGCTAAAAGTTGCTGGGTATCCGTTCCTGCAAAGTCCTCTGGCATTACAAAACTGGTTCTGCGATTTAAAATATTTATATATTGCTGAACGGTTTTACCATCGGAATGCATTACAAGTGAAGAGCCAGGTATCGCACTTGATCCAAGCTCTATTAATACATCTGCAGCTGAGCCAGACTCAGGCAACACAACTATTGGATTACCTTCATTGTTGAATGCAAGAATTTTATTTCTTCTGCTCGCAATTCCAGGTAGAGAAGGTATTGAAGAGTCAGTAACCCTTACTGATTTATTGAAGTTTTCGTCAGCATGTATAATCGCATCATTATAAAGTGCATCAGTATATCTCTTCGTGGCCGCATCCTGCGCCTGTGACGGGTCACGCAGGTTACGAATACGGTTGTTGAGTGCGTCGTAATAGTTAGCGATGAACGACGGCTTGCGCAGCGCCAGTCGGAGAAAGCTGAAGCATTGCTGGATAAGCATGGTCAGCTTGTCGAACGCATCCTCATGAACCTCTGCGAAGAACTTCCCCTGGTTACGAAGGTCAGTCTCCTGGGTAACTGGAAGGTCACGCGAGATAGAAATCTGCCATCCGTTGGCCAACGGTGACATCAGCACGACATTCCCGCCAGAATAGGTACCCGCCCCGGTAACGGAGTAATCGGTATCCAGAGTCAGCACCGTAATATTTTCGTTAAGGTCAGCGACCTGGACGGTGAGATCTGACTTCTTGAAGATGCGGAACGTGTACGGGAAAGATGTGGTAACGCCGTTCCCTGTGTAGTCATTATGGTCGACTTCGGTTGAGACCGTCATATGAAATCTCCGGATGTCGCAGCGCCCGGCGCGCCACACTGGAGATCATTCTATTACCCATTAAACCATATATGAATAAAACAGATCTAAACGAGCAAAAACATTACCATTAAGGTAAACAAAAGAGCTCTGGAAAACTTTGTTAGCTTTTGATATATGTATATATATACAGTATTTATGGGAGTATTCATAATGCCAGAGCGGTACCAGTATCCTGTCGACGAAGGTTTTGCGGATCGTATTCACACCCCGGAAGGGGTCAGATCCCTGGTTGTAAAATCACAGCTGATGGAGTTGCTCAGGGAGATGGAGCGAGACGGCCACGATGTCAGCGGTGCGGCGGCGGAACTGGTGGCACTGGTTAACTACGTGACTAGCTCGCAGTTGTCGATGCGGGAGCTGCAAACACACCTGGATTTCTGCGCCATGCAGTTGCGGCAACAACTCAGATAGTGATTGAAATAAAAATAACGATGGGTTTATTATTACCAAAATGGTAAATTTACAACGCATATTTCTTGTGCCATAGTAATCAGGCACTGGCAAATTCCGGTGCCGGGATTGGCGTCCCGGATAACTAAACGGCGCACAACACGCGCACTGCGTGTTTTTTTGTGCACGCGCTCTGACGCACCTATCCAATGGTGGGCTGGGCGGGGGTCCGAAAGGACGCCGGTATCCGTTTAGGCCGGTACGCCAACTCCGTTCAGTTCACCACCAGTAATTGGCGTTGCGGTGGTGATAACTCTACTAAGCGGGGTATCACAATGAACACCAAAACTTCTATTTTCAATTTCGAATCCGACTCAGCTATTCGCGCCATTATGATCGATGGCAATCCTTGGTTTTTTGCATCCGATGTTTGCCGCGCGATTGGCATCGCAAACCATCGTGATGCAGTTCGCAAACTTGATGATGATGAGAAGGGCGTCGGCTCAACCGACACCCTTGGTGGTGAGCAGGAATCAGTTATCATCTCCGAGTCTGGCCTCTACACTCTTATCCTCCGCTGCCGCGATGCGGTGACGCCTGGCACCATCCCCTACCGCTTCCGCAAATGGGTAACCAGCGAGGTGCTGCCGCAGATCCGCAAGACTGGCCGCTACGTTCGGGAAGAACTATCCCAGGCTGATAAAGCCCGCATGCTGGCGCAGGAGATGACCAGCAGCATGTTGCCGGCGATCATGGATGCATTGCAGGTCGAGCAGAAGCACTACACCTTCCCTCTTAACCGACGCTATCAGGATCACATCCATTCACCTGATGGCCTGCGTGAACTGGCGAAAAGCTCAATGGTGATGAAGCTGCTCCGCGAACTCGATGCTGACGGGCATGACGTATCCGGCGCGGCGGCGGAGGTCACGGCCATGCTCAGCTACATTGTTGGTATCGGCACCGTACTGCGCGACATAGAGACGCATGCTCAGTACGTGATGGCTAAGGCCAAGGGTTACTGAGGCTGCTGGCGCAGGGAAGCGCCTTAAAAACCATGACACGTAACCTATTCATATCTATTGATATCGCGTTTTTATTGCTCTGCTCATCTTGCAACCAACAATACCTGTGAGTATATTTAGCCCAAAGGTATTCAACCTTTTGTTGAGCACCTTTTAGATGCCTGATACGTCCGACACACAACATGGAGGACGAAATGAACCTGAACACGATAAGAAAAGCGATGCCATACATAATCCCTGAAGCAGATTTCGACAGAAAACTGAACATGTCGGAGAGAAATGTTACTCACACCGAAGACTACATTGCAAAAGGTGTGAATGACTTTACTCTGCCAGGGTTTACTACGCCATATGGTTATCGCCTTGTTAAGTCGATCAGAGATGACCATTACAGGCTGATCACAGACAGCGAAAATCCTGAGACAGTCTACGCGGTAAAACTGATTTTCCGCGAAGACATTGTTGAAACCAGAAAAAGTTGTACTCAGATTTTAGTCTGGCGTACGCCTAACGTGATTCATGACCGAGCTGTACATGGCCTGCCTCAGATCTTCTTCGCGTTCTTCCTTGAACACTATGCGATAGTGGTATCTGACGAGCAGCAAACGTTAGATGGCAGAAGATTCTGGGAACGAATGATCTCATGGGCTATAACCACTAATGGTTATCATGTATACGTTTCTGATGGGACTGAAATGGATCGTCCATTAACGTTTATGACATCATGGGATGATTTCTATAGCGTATGGGCTGACTTCTGCTGGGGTAATGACCAAGATATTCATACCCACCGCCTTCTGGTAATTAGCAAAGAAAAACTCCATTAACTTAAAGCCCGCATAGCGGGCTTTTTAATGGGTGGCGCTGTGACATGTCACACTCTTTTCCTGAATGATAGCCATTCGAAGAACGAAGACATTCCTCCGCAGGCAATAGCAAAAACCAGGCCACCAAAGAAAAGAAGCCCAGCCTGCCACCACTCCCATCGCCAAACATCCATAGCTCCTACCATTCCCACGATAGACCCAACTAGTGGTATATAGCTAATGATGAATGCTATTGGCGCAGCTATTATCCAGTGCAACCCCCACCACGATTCTAGTCCAGCCATGATAGCCGCCAGTTGGAAAAGCCCCACCACGATGTAAACGATAAAACCAATAGCTTGCATGTAGTCACCTATCTTTTTTTCCATATCTATCAGAGACGATCTCTGATAGAGAATTTTCATAGCCTTTCCCATACCTTTGCAGGCATAGGATATCTAGTTGCTTATACAACTTTGAATATTTTTCGAAGTGCATCCCCCAATACACAAGCCCGCCACCCAAAACAACGCCTTGAATAATTTGAGTTTCATGTGACCATCCAAGTATATTCACCACTATTAGGATTACACCAACGAGGATTATATACAGCCCGATAGTTGCACTACGCTTATGCTCATAGTATTTACTCTGAAGCTCAACAATTTTCTCTAATTCCATATACCCTCACTGAGGCAGTGTGTCCTGTGGGCGCCACCAGTATGTTTGGTTAAATTCTTTCTTCGAACGCTGCTCCATCTTGCGCAGATAGCCAGGGGAGAAATACTCCTGCATCTGGTTAAATATCATATGGTCCAGCGCTGCCTTTAGATACCAGATATTAGCACCAGGCGTCAGGCCTTTGCCAAGCTTAACCAGATCACCTCCAGTTTGCTCATTTTTTCCTTCCACAGCATTGAGGGGTATACCCTGTCCGATCTTAATGACATCATCAACAAGACCAGCTACCGGTCCGAGCATTGACGCCAGCGCACCGCTTCCGTACCGTGTGTGATCAGACAACAGGAAATCACCGTACAGGCCAAGACCACCGCCTTTCAGCAATGCGCCAAGCCAAAATTTAGCGGCATCTTTACCAGCCATATCTCTCGGGTTACGACCTGAAGCCATATCATTGAGTTGCTGAGATAGCGCGCCAAGGATTGTCGTGCTGGCAATAAATGTCGCAATGTAAGCTGCTCGCCCCCCAGCTGATGGCATTCCCATAGCTCGTGACCAGTGGCGCATGACGACTGATATCGGGAATGACTTGAAGAGGAATACGCTGCGGGTTAATTCCCCTTTCCATGTTCCGCGCTGAATACCAGAGCCGGTCAGCATCTGTTCGCGTGCACCAGGAGTTATAACTGCCATATCAACTTCTTCGGTGACAGCCCCAAGCAGCTTACGCATAGCCTCGAATTTTACACGCTCTGGCGATCCAAGGTGCTGTACGGCAGAATCAGGAATGCGCATGATACTTTCCGGGGTCAGCATCGTATTATTGCCTTTACCCCAGTCCTCCTGCTGTGCCAGTTTCCACACGCTCCAGTCGGTCTCGGTGATCCCTTTGCTTTTCAGAATGCGAAAATCAGCATCATCGAGGCTGCGCAGATCAGGCGTTCTGGTGACGACATCACCAAGACTACCCATCATAGTTACGCCATAAGCGCGCTTATGCGCATCTGACCAAGCCGTAAGCCCGCTGGCGCGCATTACCGCCGTTGCCGACCAGCGCGAAACAGACGGCCCCATGTTATCCATCGCCCATCGGTTTACACTGCCAAGCAATGATTCCATCGCCAGTCCGGCCCGGCGAGCACGTGCCAGCTCTGTACGATTCGTCGGGTCCATCGCCTCCAGCTGGTTACGGAATAGCTGGTTCATTGGCAGATTAGTGACCTTTGCTGACAGGTACATAGTGCCGAGATCAGAGAAGGATGCGAGCAGGGCGGAGCCAAGACGGCTGGCCACCAGCCAGTTACGGATATTGTCAGACCATCTGGCGATATGCGGATTCGCTATCGGTTGTGTTTTCCCGGAAATGAAGTTGTAAAGATTTTCAGTGCTGTTAGCCAGGCGCTTTACACGCCCGGCGCGCTGAGGATTAGCAGTTGCCGTTTCTGATGTGACTTCGTCGAGAATAGAACGGAATACGTGATCCGGGTTCGGCCCGTAAGTTTCTACCAGCGCAATATCTTTGCTGATGCTTTCCAGATGATGCACCATTATTTCCCACAGGGAGCGATCGCCATAAAGTTGCTGATACTGGAGGTATGAGTCAGCGTCTTTAAAGTGGATCTGTCGCGATGCGTTACCGCGATTAGCGCGCGCACCAGATATCCGCATTCCTGTATCACTGAGCTTGTTCAGGCCGCCGGTAGCGATAGTGTTATAAGCTTCACCAAGGAACGCTGATAACTCTGAATCATTCATTAGCTGCCCATCAGCGCGAGTATAATATTTGCGGTCAAGCTTCCCGATAACGTCGCTCACCCATTTATCCCGCGATACCTTGCCAACTTTTTCCATCGAGTGATGTTGCGGGATACCCCAGTTTTCCAGGTAGCCGATGTCACCACCCGCATCATTGAATCGGCGCCGCAATAGTTCGGTGACTTCACCCCAGGCTTTTGCGCCCTTACTGGCTTTGACATTCCCGGTCTTTTGCCCGCGGATCTCAAAAATGAGGTCACGTACTCCGGACTCATCCTCGAATAAACCAAAGAAACGCGGATCCACGGCTTCGAAGGCTTCCTGCAACTGGCTAAGAGCATAGTCGCGGGTTGCTTTCGTGCGTGATTCTACTGACAGAAAATTAGATTTCCCGTCTGCGCTGAATGCAATCGTGCGATTGAGAGCGCCCAACTTTCCATCCGCGCCATGATAGCTATTGATAAAATTATCCAGCCGCTGGCGTGCTGCTATAGTCAGCGCTACCCGGCGTTTCTTAAGTGCTGCCTCCTGCTGCAGTTCGTCAGCAGCTAACTGCCCGGCTCGACGCAGTCGCTCTGCATCAGTAAGTTGCCGCCATGATGCAGGATCATCACGCGCCAGCGACCGCATATTTCGGTATATGCGGTCCTCAATGTTCTGAATTTCTCTGGCTGTCAGGGTTCTCTGCGCCGCCTGCTGTACTGCCTGAATACATTCCTGTCTCATTCAACTATCCTCTCAAGAAACATGCTACGGCGACATCAAACAGGCTGGAATCCTGAATTGCCTGTTCGTTTTCTCTGCTGGCTTCATCAAGCACCTCGCGAGCGCTACGCGACTGCGGGTTACCATCTTCATCAAGAACGGTGATCACCATATCCGGCGATTCGTTTAACGAGTCCTCGGCAATGCGAAGATCCATATCACCGGCCTGCTCCGCCGTTGGTTTCTGCTCTGCCTGGCGTAAAGATGCAGCAGTATCAAACGGGGCAGCCTCGTCAGCACTGCGCACTTCTGCAGTTTTATAGAATGAAAGAGCCTGCGCTTTCAGATCCGCCTCGGCCTGCTGGCGGCGAGCAAGTTCTGCCCTCGCCTCAAATATCGCCCCGCCAGGCTCATGCGGTGCCAGCGCTTCACGGGAGAATTCGAGGCGTCCTTGTGCCTCGGTGATTCGCTGATCAAGGTCGCGCAATCTGGATTGCTTATCAGCGCGTGACTGCGCCAGTTGCTTTCCGCTTCCCTTAGGCTCTTCAGAAAGGATTTGGTTACGCTGTTCTGTCAGGTTATCAATAATGCGCTGACTGTTGGCGATCTCAGACTGGTAAACCTGACGATCCCCGCGCGGTAAAACCTGCGCGGCCTGCTCTTCAAGAATCCTTGTCTCAATTGCACGCGCCGCAGAACCTTCATCCGCCTGAAAAAGAACCTCATCGATGGACTGCGCAATCAAACTGCGGCGCCCTGGTATATCACTGAATGAGGCGGGCTCGGCAATACTGGCAACATCCACTGCACGGCCCTCACTGACATCTCTCATGGCTTTCTGTAAAGCCTGAATGTGAGCATCACGTGAAAGAACGTTGACCGGTACGCCTGGAGCTACATCGATCTCAGCATGATGTGCGGCGTTGGCAGAAAGGGCCGCGTCCACATCTTCTGGCGCGAACTCTGGTGTATTTACCGATTCACCTCTGGCATTAATAAAGCGGCCTATACCGCCGAAAGCGACACCGAGCACTGCGTCAATAGCTATGGCCTGGCGATCAAATACATCGTACTGATTAGCCATCTCGGTATAGCCACCATCACGCAGCGTCTGCGCAGTCAACCCGCGCTGAGCCATGCCAAAGGCAATGTTAGTTCCAGCTGCATAGGCAATGTCAGGAGTTGCTCGCGCTGCGGTAGCCGCCGCACTGCGTACTGCACTTTCACCAGTTCTCGCCAGCTGTGCGCCAACCCCTTCCGCTAATGCGCCACCAGCACGCAAGCCAAGGCTCATTGGGATTAGGGTTCCTGCACCAGCAGTGATACCCTGCACCAGTCCTGCTTCCTGCGCCGTCCTGAAATCTACGCCCTGCGCAGTAAGGCGCTCATACTCTGAAAACCCCTGCAGGGATGTCACTGCCGCCGCACCGCCGGCAGGGCCAGCAAGTAGTGAACCAACTACAGCCTGCCCACCCATATCGAACAGTCCATGCAGGATCTGCCCAGCTGTTCCTGTAGTGGCCGCGTCTGGTGTCAGGCGCTTAACTTGCTGCTGTGCCAGTTTTCTTTGCTCGGCAATGTATTCCGCAGACGTATCGTTTACTGAGGTGTTTTCGTTTACGAATTTGGCGATAGGTGAAACCAGCTTGTCCATTCCTGCCCAGAGTAACTGATCTGGTTTAGCTACCAGGCCAGAATAGAGACCAGACAGGCCAGCGCCGGCTGCATTATCGAAGAAACCCACATCACTGTTGAATCCAGCAGGATTTGAAGCTGCATCATCCAGCTGTTGATTCTGGTTTACCGGGTTAAGTCCGAAGTAACTCATTGAGGGATATCTCCAGAGAAGCGCTGCCGCTGCTGCGTGAGATCGATAACTACCGGTGTTCCGTCCTGTTTCAGAAGGTATCCGGTACCAAGTTTCACGAGATACTGACTGTCGCCATAACTCTGCAAACCATACTGGCCTGGTGGCGCTTTAATGCCGGCATCGATAACCTGGGATTTCCATGCCTGATCAACCTGCTTATCGAATTGATCAGCTGACATACCCCACGGCAATAAAACGCTTCCCATGCCGTTATAGTCATGCACACCGCCAGTGGCTACGTTAACAGCCTGTTTCCAGACCGATCTATCCACCTCACCAGAGACAACACCTTTCTTTGCCATGATTCCTGCGTAGTAGTCTTTGGCGATGTCATAGGCCATAGAAGCACCGTCTGAATCACCAGCGAATGCATCTTTTACTATGTCAGTAAAATCAGGCAGCAATTCTGTATCCTTTGGCATAGCAATGCCTTTGGCGTCTTTGGTTCCTCTACGTGCTGCTGAGCCTGAAAGAATGGTTTGGGCGGCTGATTCCGGAGATACAGTAATGTCAGAGCTGAACCAACTTTTCTTAGCAACAATTCCGCCAGGCTTATCCATCAGGATACCGGCGACCGCAGCAGAAGGGGCATTGGCGCTTATTTGTTGCAGTGCAGCCATATAGACCTTCCCTCCACCGGTGCTTTGTCTGATCGTATCAAGGTATGCAGACTGCTGTGAAACTGGGGCATCGCGGAAGAATGTCCCGATCTGGCTGGCCTCTTCTTTTGAAAAAAAAGTTAACGGCGTGCCGTATGATTTTGCCAGTTCGGCTGCCTGGGATGCACGCAGCGCAATGCTCTGGCCAAAGTTATTTTGGTTGGTCATGTCTATAGGCTTACTCTGGCCGGAAGACAGAGAAAACTGAATAGGATCAGCCTGACGCTGTTTAATCACCTGGGTAGCAGCGGTGACAACATTGTCATAAAGCGCGGCCCGAGACGCATAACCCTCCCCTGTCTGTTCCGGCGTTGGCTTCAACTGATTGACGTAGGCTGTGATGCTGCTGGTCGGCATGTTGCGGAATGAGCCAATGTACTGCCCGGCAATCTGCGTATTCCTGAATTCGGTGTAACGCTGGTTTCCCTCCCGCACGCCGTAGGCAGCCATAAAATCAGCTTCCCCTGGCGGGTTTGGGAACTCAACACCTCGCATGTAAGCCGCGGTGGCGTCGCGAACCTGGCTATCGATAACCGTTCTGTATTCGGCCTGCTGCTGCCGGCGGATCTGGTCAGCCTGGCGCAGAAAAGTGGCCTGCGCTTCCGGCGTGGCGGCGTCGAATGCTGCATTGCCGGTGTAGCGTTTATTGCTGGTCGGCAACTGAGTGAGGCCCAGCGCGGCGCTGACGCCGGTTGATAGCTGGTCAGGACTGTATGGTTGCGTGCCGTTTTCATGCTTAATGATGGCGGCGCAGAGCGCCTGCAGCGTATCAGGGTTTGATGCATCAAGCGGCTGGTTTGCCGTTACGCCTAACTGCGCGCAAACCGCTTTGATGTATGCAGCTGTGTCGTTATTGTCAGACGGCGGCGCCCAACGGTTAATGATCTCGCCAACGGTATCAATCCCCTGCCGCTGGTAGGATATGAGGTTGCGCCCCAGCGCACGGATCCCATGTTCCGGAGTCTCGAATTTTGCAAACCGGCCATCACTACCAGTCTGCCCTACCCATGGGTTTGATGAGCTGGCTTCTAGGTTCCCCGGGTTGTTGTTGCGGATACCCCTGGTATCGCCGCTATCACCTTTCACATAATACTGATCTTGCTGCTCATGCAACTTTTCAGCATATGCAGTCGCATCATCAGGATTATCAAATATTCCAAGGTGCTTTCCTGTTTTTTCATATAGCGCGATTGCTTCATCATCTGAAAGTAATTTACCGTCATCACTGACCGTTGGTATCAGGACTTCACCAGCATCTGTGCCTATGGAAATAGTTCTTACCGTGCTGATAGTACCATCTTCGTTTTTTACAGATGGTCGGTTGAATAAGTTAATGTTCCCCTGGGTAACCATTCCTTTCGTAGATGATGGCTCACCACCATAAGGGTTAACAGTAGCCCGCCGTGAACCGGCGGCCGTATCGCTCAGCTCACCGTTGCTCTGAATGAATCCGATCGCGTTATTTGCTGACCACTGAGAAAGCGCGCCATCAGCTACCTTCTCTTTGAATTCCACCTTTTTGGCCTGGATCTGCTCAGGGCTCCACCCATGTGCAGCGCCGAAGCTTTCTATTTGCTGAAACGCCTGCTGATTAGCCAGCACATAGTTGGCGTTATCGCCGTACATCGCCGAAGCGGTTTTGGCGCCGGTGGTAAGCGTCGCCTGGAACTGCCCCTCTTCATACGCATTGAGCTGCCCTATCTCATGCCGGCCAGCCTGAGACGTAAACTGGATGCGCTGCTGCTGAGCCTGCTGCAGGAATCCCTGGCGCGCCGACTCCGGCAACTGCATCGCCAGCTCCTGAGCCTTTGCGTCAAAAAGCTGGGTGTATTCCTGCCCCTTGCCGAGGGCATTTTTACCCTGCAGGTTAAGCAGGCCATTCTGCGGGTTGGTCATCAGATCGCTTGCGGTCTGTGTCAGTTGCAGCGATGCATCCTGAGCCATAGCGACATCAGCGCGCTGTTTAGCCTGGCCGAACACGTCAAGCGCCTGGCTTCCTGCGCTCAGCAGCGCATCGCCGGCGTTTGGTTGAGCGACGGCCTGAAAACCTCCGGTCTGCACGCCGCGGCTTTCAACCTGACGACCGGCGACTGTTGGTACAACTGGCATAGTTCTCTCCTTATCGACCGGTAGGCGTGCCGATGGCAGCAGAAATTGGTGCGGCCTTACTCTGCGTGAACGGGTTCCAGGTTCCGCCGAATGACTGATAAGCGCCATAGGCTTTCAGTGGCGCAGTAAGCAGCGTTGTCGCCGCGCCAATAGTTCCTGAGCTTTTAGCCGCGCTTGCCTGCGCTTCATAGTTAGCCGCCTGCGTCTGATATCCGTAAGCTTCTCGCTGAGCATTATTGACGGTCGTCAGAGCATCCAGTGCGCCAAACTGCGCCGTATCCCCGAAAATATCCAGCGCAGATCCTGAGCTCATATCAGCACCAGTTGCGCCCATTATTGCCGCCTGCGTGCCCTGCCGCTGCCGGGTCTCACGACGACGCTGATCAGCCTCCGCGTTACCGCGATTTATGGCGTCATTAGCCTGGGCAGTTGCGACATCAGCATTCTGCTGAGCAACCGCGGCAGTATATTTACCCTGCTGATACTGGTTATATGCAGACAGGCCGCTGAGCGCTAAAGTCGCGCCCGCGGCGATAGTCGGATCACACATCAGTTTTTCTCCATGTAAAAGCGGTGAAACGGCAGGCCGAGCACACCATACGGCGCCGGGTCTTCCAGGGTAAAACCGAGCCAGTGCAGCCACGCTTTTGCGACGTGGTTACGGGCATCGACATAATTTTCGAGATACGGATAGACGGACAGCATTGCAGCAACCACCTTCCGGCAGCGGCGCAGAAATGTGCGCTGATAGCGCTCCAGATCATCCGTGCCGACAAGCCAGGGGATCCCGCTGCCGCCAATCATTGAAGCGGGCGCCACGCCAAATACGGTGACAACGCGGCCATTTATCAAACCGGCACAGCAGAAGGTTGATGTGCGAAGGCCACATTCCAGAACACGGGCAGCACTCCAGCCATTCGTGGCGGCAAACTCTTCGATGTCTGCCAGGCGCACGCGGGGGATAATTTCAGCGATGTGCTCTGCGGTGGCCGGGACTATCTGAGCGTTAATCATTAAAAGCCTCCCACGGTAATGCGAGGGATCACCGCCAGCACAGAAAGCGGCAGCGGGTCAGTCTGACGGATTTTTACCCGCCCATTTTTATCCCAGTTGCTGTCGAGTTTGACCTCTACTTTGCCTGTGGCGTCATCAACCGGATCGTCGTAAAACTCAAACTCGCGCTGAGGGTATTCGTACCACTGGCCGCCTGGAGTTGATGCCCAGATGCCTCGGCTGGCGTTGACCACCAGCGTCACGGAATTGATCAGCTGTTTCTTATCGAGCAGCGTCTCCTGCCCGTTAATATTGATGTCCAGGGTTTCAAACTGGGCGTTAATCGGCAGGCCGATGTGGACCACGGCGCCGGGTTTCTCCAGCGTAACGGCGCCGCCGGTGACGACTTTCTGCGGCTCTACACTGGCGTCGGACAGTACATTGACGGTCTGCCCTTCAAGGTGATCGAGTCCGGCGAATGTCTGGCGGGCCATATACCAGTTAGTGGTGGCGGCATTACGCAGGACAGGAGGAATATTTCTGTTAGCTGTGACGGTTACCGAGTTGCCGCTTTCAACCGAAATTATGTCGCAGCGCAGCTGCATGGCGACGGCGCTACCATCTTCAGGATCGGTTCCTGTGTAGGGGAACTGGATCTGTGCGCCGACGTCTCCAGCGGTAAAATAGCTGGCTCCGCTCATCGTCAGGGTATACGGCACCTGATAGCTCCAGTCCCCGCTTCCACCGCCGATAGTCGCCGTCCGGCTGCCTGTATTGCGTCCGTCATAGGTCAGTCCGCTGTCGACAAAGAAAGCGTCAAGGTCATCGGTGAACTGGCGGCTTGCCAGCCTCTCGATATAGCGTTTCGTCTGGCCGTTGATGGTGCGGTTAACCACGAAATAGATCGCATCCTCGCTGCCTTCACTGATACCGCAAGTGCTCTCATATTTCCCGGCGCTGGATTGCGGAGACCAGGCGAAAACCTGCTGATCACGCAGATAGGTCAGCACCAGCAATTTTCCATCGTCACGCACGCAGAACGCGCTGGAGAACGGGACAATACAAAATGCCCAGTCGACAATGCTGCGCTTCTGGAAAAGGTGATTAGCAAGGATTGTCAGGTCGTTGCCCTGGAATCCATCAACATCAAACGAGTAGGCCAGATCCCGCACGACGCTGCCCTTCTCCTGGATAAAGAGCGCGATATTCGAAACCGCGATAGGAGGCACATCGCTGCAGCCGTTTGAGCCCTGAGAACTCAGGGAGAATGCAGACGGCGTAAGCACTTTATTCTGGTCACCGGTCACAACAAACTCACCGCCAGAGGTCAGAACAACCAGCGATCCGACATCGATAAGGTGACGAATTTCGTTAACCTGCCGACCAGCGTAGGTATAAACGATCCTGTCATCGTCCTGCGTCGGGTTGCTCTTGCCGAAGTCTTTATAGTCACCGGTACGGCTGGCCCAGATGGTTTGCGGATAAGCAGGGGATGCAGCGAAATACAGCCTCTGCTGGTAGTAGACGACCGTCGCCGGATAGCCATTGACGCTGTTCCACGCATAGCGCGCCCACTTGTAGCTGGCCTTGTCAGCCCCGACAACGTTCTCAGGGATACGAGAAACCACATCAGCGGTTGCAGTCAGCCCGTCACCGGAGACGGCAGTGATCCGCACAATGCCAAAACCACTATGCAGGTATTCCCACTGCACGCCTGTATCATCATCGCCGGTCCCACCCCAGCCATCCCACGCCATACCTTCAGTGTGTGATGGGCGCAACGTCCCGGTTTTTCCTTCGGTATTGGCGCGATAGTAGTTGCTGTCGGCGCGCCGGATATCCTCGATCGATGTGCTCTTGCTTGTTTCCCATACCGGTACAGAGTCAACGGCTGGCTGCTCAAGGTAGAACAGCTTTCCGACCTGCTCGGCGCCGAATATTGCAGAGCTCGAGGTAAGCGTGATTGTGCCAGTGGTAGCGCTGGCCCAGACAGTTTTGGACTCGTCGACGTTGATATCTTCAAACGGGCCGTTAGTTGTCTGCACATCGACGATCTGCCAGTTGTCATGCGCGTAACGGCGCAATTCTTTAGGCGGATAGGAAGGATGCACGATCGTCATCACGTCGGCGCTTTGGGTGAATTTCAGGCCGAAAACATCATTTTCTGTATAAGGCGTCGCCAGCTCGTAAATCACATCGCCGGTGGTCAGCACCAGGCCGCCGTCTTTGATGACGCGCATGTAATTGTGGCCAAACTCCAGCGCATAGGTCTGCACCGTCGAAAACTGGAAAGGTATCAGGCGACATTTGCGATCCGGGTATTTCGCCGCGGCGATGAATTGCGTTCCCGGGCGGTTCTCTACCCCGCCATACTGCCGCACAATAAAGTTATCGCACTTGCGCAGCGCCACCTGGTACTTCGCCATATCGATGCGGCCATAGAGCGATGGGGCAATTTCGCCACCTGAGAAGCTCGGTTGTATCCAGCTAACAGCCATCAGCACATCCTCGCTACGGTAAACGGATCGTCAGGCATTTGCGGTTCCTGCGATTCGTTCATGCTGTGAGAGCCAGCACTGAGGATGATCCGGCTATACATGCTCAGGGCGTTATTGCCGAGGTCGGCATTACCCGTGAGAACCATGTTAATAGCCGCGGCCAGGCGCCAGGATAGAGCCTCCTGGAAGATGGAATCGAACATATTCACGTCGGTGATGCGGGCAACATACCGAAGCCAGGCCTGTGGCAGATCGGTGTAAATCAGGCGCCCCGTGCCAGCGCTGTCCGCGCCGACCACGTACTGCACGCGCATAGCAGCCGTTGGATACCGAACACCGGGGACCGGAATTTCAATAATCTTCAGGCAGTCAGTCGGATACGTGTATGCGAATGCCCAGTCCTGCGGCGGGTTGTTGGTGTCAGCCAGCGCGATATTCTTGGTCGCAAAATTCCAGTCAAAGTCGGCCAGCACAGCATCTCGAATCGACTCGTAATACAGCGAGCATTGCCCGGCTTCTTTGCTGGCTTCTTCAAGGCTGTTGATACTCCGGTTATTACCGATGTTGCTCAGTGCCCGGTTGCAGATCTCGATAACGGAAGCCATTTAATCCCCCACATTATAGAAAAGCGGGGCCGAATGGCCCCGGCTTTTAGCACTTTATCGAGCGCTTACACGCCCAGTTCTTTACGCCGGGCATCAATCTTCTCTTTAAGAGTTTTTGCGCTGGTGTTTTTATGCGGAGCTTCGCCGAACATCTCTTCGTAAATGGTACGAAGCTGGTCCAGTTCCTGAAGCTCTTCATTGGTTGGCAGATCGTCATCCTTCACCACGACATCACCGTCGTTATGAGGGATAAGGTTTTTGCCAGCCTCCCCGGAAAACTCCACAATATCGCCAGGCTCGCAGAGCTTTCCGTTAATGAAGGAGCGTTCTTTGACGCGATATTTAGACATTGGTCTGCACCCCGCCAACAATGCCAGCGGTTACTTTGCCAGTGGTCGGCGCGGTACCGGTGACGGTGTAGTTAAGTCGGATGTAGCGCTCCAGCTTCATCGGCAGCGTGATGACCGGCGTTTTGTAACCAACGGTCAGGGATGCCAGAGGAATGACCATGGAGATCACATCTGTTGCAGAACTGAAAGACGAGTTGTCATCAGTCTGCACCGTTACGGTCAGGCTGGTCAGATTGTTGAATGCCTCAACAACCTGAATCAGCAGCGGGATATCGCCATATTTACCGACATCCTTACTGGAGCCGGTGTCAATAACGTTGGTTGATACCGCGGTGGCCGTAATGGCCTGAGCCGCGGAGAACAAAGCCTGCTGATCAAGCAACATGATTCTCTCTCCTTACGCCGTTACGGCTGATTCAGTGTTGAGGATTGCATCCACACGACGGATAGGAATGCCCAGGAAGGAAACGATCTTCTTACCGCCGTACTCTTCGATGGTAAGGTTTACGTTTTTGGCATTCATAGCCTGTTTGTGCAGCCATGCGTGGATGGTTTTGTTGGCATAGATAACTTCTTTTCCATCACCCAGCATCGCCACGTCGCGGGCATAATATGCATCCACCATCATGCTGATCAGGTCAGCACCAGTTGATGCGTCTTTGGTCAGTGTGGTCACATCGATGTTGCAGATGCGGGAAATTGAACGCCAGTCACGCACGCTCAGACCAAGATCCCACTTGAATTCGTCACGATACGCACGGAACTGGCCGCCGTTACCGTCACTTACCAGGTCGTCACCAAGGTCTTCATGCTGGAATCCAGCTACCATGCCTTCCGGATAGATCATGTGAGCAGTGTTCTCACCCCATGACATAAACCAGATAGAAGTGTTGGTAGATCCGCTACCACCGGCGCTGAATACGTTTTCTGCGCTTGCAGCTTTGCTGGTGCTCAGCGTATTGAAGCGCGGAGCCAGGCCCATGAAAGCCTCAGGCTCTGCATCGGTGTTGCCGTAGATAGCGTAGCGGGCGACTTTATTGTTGAAGCCCTGCAGCTTGCCCATGTTTTCGGAAACACGGAACGCGGCGGCGTTATTTGAACGGTCCGCCAGAGCCTTATCAACGAAGCCCAGGTCGTACAACATACCGGTTGTATCGGTCACTGGCACGGTCTGGGTTTTGGTTGGCTGAACGCCCTGGTTATAGCGGCGCCATACCGGCTCAGGAATACCTGCGCGGATGGTGGTTTTATGCTTTGAGCCGTCGTTACACGGCACATAGATCGCATCGGTCAGGATGTCGTTGGTTTTCGCCAACTGCTCCACGATGCGCGCGATTCGCCCGTTCTTGTCAGTACGATTGTAGATGTCAAGCAACGATGGCAGAGTTTGACCGATTAAAGCCATTTTTCATACCTCACTTTTTGGGATAGAAGGCGGAGATAAGGTCACTGCCGCCGCTTTCATGACCGCCGGTGACAACCTTGTCTTCTGACATTGCCTTGCCGACTTTGATAAACGCTTTAACAAGCGCCGGGTGATTACCCAGACCGGTTGAATCCAGGTATTCTTTCAGTTCTGGATCGCCGAATTGTTCCAGTGCACGCTGCGCAGCGCTGAGGTTTGCGGTCAGTTTGTCACCGCCGATCTCCTTGTCAGCCTTAACATCTGCGGCCCACTGCTCAGTGGTTTTCTGCCAGGCTTCTGCCTGCTGCTTCTGCACCATTGGCATGATCTTCGTGCCGTACAGGTCGACCATCTTCTGAGCCTGTTCATTAGTCAGGTTCAACTCACGCGCGATAGGCTCGAATTGCTCCAGCGCTGCAGTATCAAGCTCCTGGCCTTCAGCTGGCTTGAATTCGTATTTCTCCGGCGCGCCTTCTGGCTTCTGCTCTTTGTCATCAGGCTTGTCTGCTGGCTTATCACCATCAGCGGGATTATCGTCCTGAGGCTTGTCACCTTCAGCGCCATGCTGTGGCTTATCGCCTTCTGGTTTTGCCTGGTCAGCAGCAGGTGCGGGTGGCTCAGACGGTGCCGGTGCAGCGCCACCATCAGCAGGTTGCTCATTGCAAAGACGGCGATGCAGCAAACGTTCAAATAAATTCATGGTTACTCCTGTTCACTGGCCTCTGCGGCCATCTTCAGATACTGATCGGGGCAGTGCATCATGACGCGCTGAAACAGAACCAGAGCCAGGTTGCGCTGCCCTTCGTTGAATGCTGTGATGTGCGGGTCTACGTTGAAGCAGGTACCGAAAACCTGACCTTTCTCCAGTAGCCCCCACACGACGCGGCGGCCCTGCTCGCTATCCATGACGAACTTGATGTCATCCTTCTCGCGCTGCTCCAGGTCGTGCTTCTTCCGCTCGTTCTGAATGCGCAGTTTTTCTTCGTCGAAGTCCGTCATTGCTGCGACGCTCCTGCTGCGTTAGAAAGCGCTGTCAGTACGCTGGGACCCGCCGTCTGCGCTTCGCTGAGGGTCTTGGCGCCCTGAGCAGCAGCCATGCCCATAGCCACCATTTGCTGCTGTTGCTGCTGCTGAGCGCGCTGCTCGCGAACCTGCTCAACCTGTTCCTGTGGAACGATGACTGTCGGCGAGACACCGGACATCTCCGCGAATGCATCGATGGCCTGATCCACGTTGAGTTTGTCCAGCGCTTCCGGCTTGGCCTGTGCGAGTTGGCCAATGAAGCCAACGGTCTGCGACAGGCTGGTAAGACCGATAGATTTCTGCGCCTGCGCCATCACGGAGATGTACTCAATGCGCAGCGGCATGCCCTGCATAACGTCAGGCGGAGGAGGAAGCATGTTCTTGCGCGCCATAATGGAGAACACGCGATCGATAAGCGGGTTGAGAGCCTCGTCGTTCAGACGCTCCAGCACCGGCCCAAGCATCAGCAGCTTCTCTTCCTTCATCTCGATCACCGCTTCCACCGGCATAGAGCGGGTGTTGATGTTTTGCAGCATCATGAAGAGGTCGACAAAGTAGGCGCTGTTGATGGTCTGCCTAGTGTCCTGAATGTCAGCCAGCAGGTCGGCGGTATTCGGGTTTACCAGATACGCAGGCTTGAAACCGTCCTGGCCGCTCAGCACGTCGATGTACGTCACGTCGCCAGGCAACAGAGAAACACGCTGATTTTTCAGCGAGGTTGGAGCGACCATCGGCGGGTTGGTGGCCTTGTCGATCAGCTGGCTTTTGCGTTTCTGCTCAAGTTGAAGAGCTTTAACCTGGCCAAGTGCCAGCATTCCAGGGCAGGAAGATGCATAAACATCCTCGCCGTTAACCTCCCAGCGCGGAGCAAGGATCGGGAATTCATCAAATCCTGATTCTCGCAGCAGCTTGTCGGAGTCGCCGCCTGTCTCGAAATAGACAGATCGGAACGGTTTGTTCTTGCTGTCCATCTTGCCGCTGTCGCGGTTGATGTTTGGCGTGATACAGTGGTTAACCTCCACCCACGCTTCATATGTGCCGTTATCCCACATGCCCTTAACGGACGTGCTCACGTTGTCCAGACCGAATTCCTGCACCAACTGGCGCACGGTCATAGAGAACTGACGGAATGAGGTGTCGACGCTACCACGCGGGCTGTTCGCCAGGTAGTAGCTGCCAATCGGGAAAGGCATTGTGCGGATCACATCCTGGTCATCTTCCAGTACAGCCATGGCGGCGGTACCGAAAGTACCCAGGCTGGCGTACATGACAGGAAGAGACTGGTACAGATTAGACTTGTTGAACACTTCGTTCATTCGACGCTGAACGACTTCAAGCCACAGCTTCACTGGGCCGTAGTCCATCATGTCAGGGTCAGGCGTTGCCAGTTTGAACCACGGACGGGCCGGGCTTGTGATGCCTGACATCATACCGCTGGCCAGAATGCGCTGAGCGAGCGAGCCGGTAGGGTCAACAATCTTCGTGTTGCGGCGATCGTCACGGTTAACGTCAGACGTAAGGAAGCGGGAACCACGCGGGTTGATGAAGTCGCTCAGGTCGCGCCAGTGCGGCTCAAACGAAGTGCGCTCATTTTTCAGCTGTGCGAGCTGCTTCAGCAGCCGCTCTTTTTCGGTTTCCGCCATCTCTGCGCGCTCCGTTACTGACCGAGCAGCGTTTTACCGCTGGTATTGGCGGTGGAAGTGTCGCCCTGCGCCCCGGTCAGCAGCGTAGAGCTACGCCCGGCGGCCGCACGACGGCGCCTGGTTTCTTCATCGCGGGAATCGACTACAGCCTGGTCCTGCTCCTGCGGAGCCGCCTGAACTTCTGGTGCCGCAGGTACTGAAGGCTTGCTGCCAATGCACATATCGATACTCCATACGCGTTTAAATTATTACCAATTTAACCACATATGATTTATTTGTCGTAGTATATTGACCTTTTGACGATAAATTATTACCTTTTTGGTAAACACAACATGAAAGCGCACCCCATTCCCTTCCATTGGTGGCTTTGTCGTTACTCAGATGGCGGAGTGCGCTTCCAGGTGTGAAAGCATCCGGCGTATGGCACATGCGCCGATAGCGGTCCGAGGGCTCCTTGGTACATGGCCCAGCGGGTAGCCGGAATGTGCAAGCCATGCCCTGCATGCACGACAGCGACTCACCATCGTGGCGGTACGGTGTGACACCTCGGAAGAGACGAGGATGCAACGATGAGAGCATTGGCGGAAGCAACGCCTCCCTCGCCGGGCGGTCCACTGTGGTAATCAGTGCTCTCTTCGTTGTGGCATTAGCTCAGTCGGATAGAGCAACCGCCTTCTAAGCGGTTGGTCGCAGGTTCGAATCCTGCATGCTGCACCAGAATCACACCTCAGGACTGTGATACCCGTAGTTACAGTGCAAGTTTGGCGGTGGCAGTTACCGCCCTTTTTACAGCAGGACGCCATTGCGATGACTTCATGCTGTAAACCCTGTGACACCCAGCCATGGACGGCATTTTCCATCATCCCTGTTTCGCCCGGTTCGTCCGGGCATTTTTTTGCCTGGTGACTGAGCGCTACCATATCGGTATACTCCCATAAAAAACATATGGGCTTATCATGTTAGAATCACTTAAAGAATTCACGACATCGACATTCAACACAGCAATGAATCGCGTTAAGAACCCTGCATTCGGTGCTTTCGCAATTTCATGGTGCGCATTTAACTGGA